GATCTCCTCGGAAGAATACGCAGGCCGTTCGCGAGGCCCCCCTGCTTTGAAGCGGCGATAAGTAATCCACGCGCACGCGTGAGCAGGAGGCAAAAATCACGCAAAAAGGAGGCGTTTTCTGTGGCGAATCAGCGTGAAAAGACCAAAGAACAGCGGATCCGCGCGGAGAAAGCGCGTCTGAAAAAGCTTTACCGGAATCTGCCGAAGGAAGCGGCCGGGACTGTCGCAGGCCTCATCGATCAGGCGGCCTTTATGCGCATCGAGTGCGAGGACATGGCAGACGACCTGCGGGAAAACGGCTGGACAGAGAAATTCCAGCAGTCGGAGCGGCTCGAGCCCTATGACCGCGCCCGGCCCATCGGGCAGGCGTACAACTCCACGAACGCGAACTACCAGAAGATCATCAAGCAGCTCACGGCGCTCCTGCCGAAGCCGGACACCGCGCCGAAGCAGGAGGACGACGGCTTCGGCAGCTTCGTCCGGGAGCGTGACGAGGTATGAAGCTCACGCGCTACCCGGAGACCTACAACCCCATCCTCGAGTATTGGGACGCGATCCAGTCGGGCCGCGAGACTGTCAGCCTGAAAGTGCAGAAGACCTACCGGCACGTAGTGGAGCAGCTGGAAAACACAGATTCCGAGTTTTACTACTCGCCGCGCCGCGCCAACCACGTCCTCGAGTTTTTTGAGAACTACTGCCACCACTCCAAGGGCAAGGCGGGCGGCCAGCTCGTCAAGCTGGAGCTCTGGGAAAAGGCACTGCTCGCGACTGTCTTTGGGTTTATCGACATCGAGGGCAACCGCCAGTACCGCGAAGCGATCCTAATTGTCGGCAAGAAAAACGGCAAGTCGCTGCTTGCGTCAGGCGTCGGCCTGTATTTACAGACGGCGGACGGCGAGGCTGGCCCGGAGGTTTATGCCGTGGCCACCAAGCGAGACCAGGCGAAGATCATCTGGCAGGAAGCAAAGCGGATGGTCAAGAAGTCCCCGGCGCTCTGCCGCCGGATGCGCAGTCTGGTCGCTGAGCTGGACAGCGATTTTAACGACGGCGTTTTCAAGCCGCTGGCCTCTGACAGTGACACCCTCGACGGCCTCAACATCCACGGGGCCATGATGGATGAGATCCACCAGTGGAAGAGCGGGCGCGCCCTGTACGACATCATCGCCGACGGCGTGACGGCCCGTGAGCAGCCGCTGATCTTTATCACTTCCACCGCGGGCACAATCCGCGAGGACATCTACGACGAGAAATACGAAGAAGCCGAGCGCATCATAAACGGCTACGAAGATCCGGACGGGTACCACGACCCGCGCCGGATCGCGTTTATTTACGAGCTCGACAAGCGCAGCGAGTGGACGGACCCGGACTGCTGGAAAAAGGCCAATCCGGGCATCGGGACGATCAAGAGCTACACGGCCCTCAAAGAGCGGGTCGAGCGGGCGGAGAAAAACCCGGGCCTCGTCCGTAACCTCGTCTGCAAGGATTTCAACATCCGCGAGACCTCCAGCGAAGCCTGGCTCAACTTTGAGCAGCTGGACAACCGCGACACCTTCCAGCTCGACAGGGAAAACCGCCGCCTGATCTGGCAGCACCACATGGCGGACGGGAATGTGCAGGAGCGCGTCCTGTCCTACCCGCGCTACGGCATCGGCGGCGCGGATCTGTCCAAGACCACCGACCTGACGGCGGCGAAGGTCCTGTTCCAGGTGCCGGAGCTGCCGGAGATCCTGTTTGTGCTGCAGATGTACTGGCTGCCGCAGGACCTTTTGGAAAAGCGCGTAACGGAGGACAAGATCCCATACGACAAGTGGCATGAGCGCGGGCTGCTCCGCCTGTCCGAGGGAAACAAGATCCGCTATGAGGACGTCAAAGCATGGTTCATCGAGGTGCAGGAAGACCTCGATATTTTTATCCCCTTTATCGGGTATGATGCGTGGTCTGCGTCTTATTGGGTGGAAAGCATGGCGGACTATTTCGGGGGCGAGGCCATGATCGCCGTACATCAGGGCGTGAAGACCTTGTCAGAGCCCATGAAGCGCTGCGGAAACGACCTCGAATCCAAGCGCATTATTTACAATAACCACCCGATCGACAAGTGGAACCTCGCAAACACCGCCTACGACGAGGACAAAAACGGCAATATTCAGCCGCACAAAACGAGCAAATCAACGCGCCGCATTGACGGCACGGCAGCCCTGCTCGACGCCTACACGATCTACGATCAGAAGCAGGCGGAATACACCAGTATGCTCTAGGAGTGACAACATGGGATTTTTGAAAAACCTCCTGACGAATATCACGACGACCAAGCGCGTTTCGACCGTTCAGATGGTGCAGGAGCGCGGAAACGGATTTTACAGCTATAACGGCAAGATGTACCAATCCGATATCGTCCGCGCCTGCATCCGGCCCAAGATCAAGGCCATCGGCAAGCTGACGGCCAAGCACATCCGGGAGACAATCACCGCCCAGACGCGGAAGATAGCCGTCAACCCGGAGCCGTACATCCGCTTCCTGCTCGAAGAGCCGAACCAGTACATGACCGGCCAGATGCTGCAGGAGAAGCTGGCCGCGCAGCTGGTACTAAACAACAACGCGTTTGCCGTGATTCTGCGGGATGAAAACGGCATACCGAACGCCATCTTCCCAGTCGCGGCCATGCAGGCCGACGCCGTTTACGACGCAGGCGGGAATCTGTACCTGAAATTTTACATGCAGAACGGCAACGTCCTGACGTTTGCCTATGACGACATCATCCACCTGCGCGGGGATTTCTACGAAAACGACATCTTCGGAGATCCCATCGCCCCGGCCATCGTGCCGCTCATGGAGATCGTCACAACGACGGATCAGGGCATCGTCAAGGCCATCCGGAATAGCGCCGTCATCCGCTGGCTTTTGATGTTCGCATCCTCCATGCGCGCGGAGGATATCAAGAAGCGCGCGCAGGACTTTGCCGACAGCTTCCTCAATGTTTCCAACGGCACGGGCGTCGCGGCCGTCGACGCAAAGGCCGAGGCCAAGCAGATCGACCCCAAGGACTACGTCCCGAACGCCGCCCAGATGGATAAGACCACGCAGCGCATCTATGCCCTGTTCAATACCAACCCGCACATCGTCACATCCATTGCGACGGAGGATGAGCAGAACGCCTATTTTGACGCCGAGATCGAGCCGGTTTTGAAGCAGCTGAGCGGCGAGTACACCCGCAAGCTCTTCTCCCGTCGCGAGCGTGGCTGCGGCAACCGCATCGTCTTTGAGGCGTCCGCGTGGGACTTCGCCTCGACCTCGACCAAGCTCAACCTCCTGCAGATGGTCGACCGCGGCGCGCTGACGCCGAACGAATGGCGCCGCGCCTTTAACCTCGCGCCGGTCGACGGCGGGGACAAGCCGATCCGCAGGCTGGACACGCAGCCGGTCGACCGGAACACCACGCAGAAAGGAGATGAAACCGCATGAAGATCAGCATTCGCGGGCCAATCGTGTCCAGTAACCAGCACCGCTTTTATCAGTGGTACGGCATGGAGGCGACGAGCCCCAAATCCGTAGCCGACGCGCTTGCATCCGGAAACGGCGAGCGGGCCGAAGTCGAGATCAATTCCGGCGGCGGCGAGATCTTCGCCGCGAGCGAGATCTATACCGCACTGCGCAGCTACGCCGGCGGTGTCCACATCCGCATCGTCGGCCTTGCGGCCTCGGCCGCGTCCATCATCGCCATGGCGGGCGAGTCGGAAATGACGCCGACCGGCATGATGATGATCCACAACGTCCAGTCCAGCGCCGACGGCGACTACCGCCAGATGGAGCACACCGCCGGTGTCCTGCGCGACGCCAACCACGCCATTATCTCGGCCTACGTCGCCAAGACCGGCAGGCCGGAAGCGGAGATCGCCGCCATGATGGACGCAGAAACATGGATCACAGCGGAGCGGGCCGTAGAACTCGGCCTCGTTGACCGCGTGATGCAGCCGGATACCGGCCAGAAGCCGCTGGCCGCGGATTTTTATTCCGGCATGCTCAGCGAAGACGCGCTCCGGCGCGCGGAAAACTTTTTAAAAGGTCAGGCCGCAGAGCCTGATTTTTTTATGCCCGAACGGGCGCAGGCAGAAGCAAAACTGAAATTTTTAAAACTCAAAGGAGAATTGAAATGACGAAGGAAATTTACAACATCCAGCGCCAGAAGCTCATGGACGACGCCCAGAAGCTGCTGGACGAAAGCAAGACCGCAGAGGCACAGGCCAAGATGAAAGAAGTCGAGGCCCTCGACGCCAAGTTTGAGGAGGAAGCCAAGATTCAGGCAAACCTCAACGCGCTTGCGGGTCAGAAAGTCGCGGCTCCGGCTGCGGCGGCACAGTCCATCGACCTGTCCGGCACGGCAAAGACTCCGGACGTGCTCGACCGGTACGACACCGACGAGTACAAGCGGGCTTTCATGAACTACGTTTTGACCGGCAAGAAGATTCCCGCAGAGCTGACCAATGTGGACGCCAACACCAAGACAACCGACGTCGGCAGCGTCATCCCGACCACGACGATCCAGAAGATCTACGAGAAGATGGAAGCCATCGGCATGATCCTGCCGCGCGTAACACACACGTCCTACGCGGGCGGCGTCCAGGTCCCGACCAGCTCGGCCAAGCCGACGGCCTCCTGGGTCGCCGAGGGTGAGGGCTCCGACAAACAGAAGACTTCGACCGGAAAGATCGTCTTTGCGTACCACAAGCTGCGCTGCGCGATCTCCATGTCGCTGGAAGTTTCTATCATGGCGTACCCGATGTTCGAGGCACAGTTTGTCCGGAACGTCGCAAATGCGATGGTAAAGGCGAAGGAGCAGGCCATCATCAACGGCACCGGTTCCGGCCAGCCGAAGGGAATCCTTGCGGAGACAGCCCCGACCGGCCAGAACATCGACATTGCCGCCGCGACAACTGCTCTGACCTACAAGGATCTGTGCAAGGCCGAAGCTGCGCTGCCGCAGGCATATGACGGCGCGGTCTGGTTCATGTCCAAGAAGACATTCGAGACGCAGATCGTCGGCATGGTCGACAACAACGGCCAGCCCGTCGCGCGCGTCAACTACGGCATCAACGGCAAGCCCGTCAACTACATCCTCGGCCGCGAGGTCATCCTGACCGGCGACTACCTGCCGGCCTTTGCGGCGTCGGTCACGGCCGACACCGTCTTTGCCTTTATGTTCGATCCGGCGTACTACCTCTGGAACGAGAACATGGGCATGACGGTAAAGCGCTACACCGACGAGGACACCGACGACGAGGTCACAAAGGCCATCGAGATCGCCGACGGTGCGTGCGTTGACGTCAACAGCCTCGTCACGCTGACCAAGAAGAAGGCCTGACGGCGCGCGGCCAACAGGGAGGGATAACCAATGGCTTTGATCAACGTTGCAAAAACCGCCCTGCGGCTGACCACAACTGCGCTTGACGATGAGCTCGCCGACGAGGTCGACGCCTGCCTTCTGCGCCTGCATCTGGCAGGCGCGGACGGCGCGGAGGAAGACCCGCTTGTAAAGGACGCCGTCCGCGCCTACGTCCGCTGGCAGCATGATTTCTGCGGCCGGGGCGAGGAATGGAGGACCTGCTTTGCAGATATCCGCGACGCTATGGGGCTGTCCGACGATTACAGGGCAGTCCAAGCCAGCGGCGGAGCAGGAGGTGCTTGCTGTGATCTTTGACACGCAGATCACGCTGCGCCTGTTCTCCTACCCCATCGTAAACGGCCAGACGACGGAAAAGCTCGAGCGAGAAACCACCGTCTGGGCTGCCCGCAAGTCCGTAAACCGCGCCGAGTATTATCAGGCCGCGCAAGCCGGCAAGCGCACGGACGCAATTTTCCGCATGCACAGCGCGGAATACGGCGGCGAGCAGCAGATCACCTGCGGCTCGGACGTCTTTGACGTCGTCCGCAGCTACGGCGCGGAGACGGAAGAGGTAGAGCTGACCTGCAAACGGAGGGACGGCGCATGATGATCTATGAGGCGCTGGCAGACCTGGGCGTCCCGGTCTGCCACCCGCCATACAAGGGCGGAGAAGAAACCTACATCACCTATCAGCTGCTCGGCCAGTCCGGCCAGATCTACGCCGAGGGCGGAGAGGCCGAGACCGGCGTGCAGTACGCCGTTTCCATCTTTGCCGAGGGCTTTGCCGCCGGGCTTTTAAAGCGCGTAAAAGCCGCGCTGGAGGCCGCAGGCTACATTGCTACCGTCGACATGGAGACCTACGACAAGGAGACGGGCCGCACGCAGATCGCACTCATAGCCGAAACGGAGGGCGCGGAATATGGCTAAATTCGAGACATCCGGAATCGACGGGATGTTAGCAACGCTGAAAGGCACAGACATTCTCGATGAAGAAACGGTAAAAGAGCTCATGACAGCGGCGGGCAAAATCCTAGCGGCTGAAATCAAAAAACGTGTGGCGCAAAGTGGATTTGCGACGGAGGGCTATGTCAAAAGCATCAAGCCAACGAAGATCCGGAAAAACAAATACGGGGAACCATACATTCAGGTAACAGCTGTTGGAAGAAACAAGCACGGCGAGCGAAAAGCGGCTGTGCTTTTCATTTTGAACTACGGGCGCGGGCCGGAATACGGAAGGATAACCGGAACGTATTTCTGGACAAAGGGCTCGCAAGAAGCGGCAAAACAAGTAGACAGAGAACTCGAAAAAATCCTCACACAAAAGCTGAAAGAAAGGGGCCTATTGTAAATGCCTAGTTTTGACTTACGCGGCATCCGGGCGGGAAAGTATAAAAACACGTCCGGCACCGTGACCTACACAGAGCCGACCGACGTCGGCGACGCCATGAGCGCGCAGCTGGAACTCAAGTTCGCCGAGGGCCGCCTGTACGCGGAATCCAAGCTTGCCGAGTATATCAAGCTTGCCACCGGCGGCACGATCTCGCTGGCTGTCAAGTACATCAAAAGGGCCGCACAGGCCATGCTCTACGGCTGCACATCCGATACGAGCAAGGAAAATCTGAAATTCTCGGCAAAAGACATCGCAAACTATGTCGGCGTCGGCTTCTACGCGCCGGATAAAATCGACGGCGTGACCAAATACACCTGCGTCTGGGTGCCGAAAGCGCTGTTCGGCCCGCCCTCGATGAGCTATCAGACCAAGGGCGAGAACATCCAGTTCAACACGCCGACCACGACCGGCGAATTCCTCGCGGACGATTCCGCCGACGAGTTGCTGCTCGAGACCGAGACCGTCGACACCGCGGCGGAGGCCGCTGCCTGGATCAAGGGAAAGCTGGGTGAGACCTGATGGAGACAACCAAGATCAACACCGTCGACTATGAACTTGAGGGCCGGGTCTACCGGCTATCCTGCAACATGAACGTCCTTGCCGACGTGCAGGACGAATACGACGGCAATCTGCTGCGCGCGCTGAATACGGTGCACGGTCTCAAAAGCACGCTGGCCTTCCTGGCCGCCATGCTGACCGACGCCGCAGACACGCAGGGCATCACCGACAAAAACGGCCTTCCGCTGCGCTTTACCAGCAAGCAGCTGGGCCGGAAGCTCACCATGCACCAGACGCTCGAGGCCGGGACGCGGATCTATCCGCTGATCCAGGCCGCAGTCACGCCGCCGGAGGAAGAACTCGGTGAAAAAACGTCGGAAGACGAAAAAAACTGACACCGCCGGGGAAACCGAAGCAGCTGGGCTTTGATTTCCCCGGCTTCCTCGCAATCTGGCTCTTCCGGCTGCATCTGCCGGAGCGGGATTTCTGGAAAACCATGTCCCCGCGCCGCATAACGCTCCTGCTTGACGCGCTTGCGCCGCAAAAGCAGCCGGAGCAGCAGGAACAGCCGCAGAGCCTGTCGGCCTATCTGAACGGAGGCACCTAACATGCCGAACATCAATACAAAATTTACGCTTTCGGGCGAAAAAGAATACAAGCAGGCCATTTCCGAGATCGGCAGAGGCATGAAGGTACTGGATTCGGAAATGCGAAAAGTCACCTCGGCATACGCGCAGAACGCGGACAGCGTCGAGGCGCTGGGCGCGAAAAACGACGTGCTCGAGCGAAAGATCTTAACACAGACGGAGAAAATCGAGTATCTCAAGGCTGCGCTCCAGCAGTCCGCCGAGAAATACGGCGAGGCAGACAAGCGCACCATGCAGTGGCAGACCAGCCTCAACAACGCCGAGGCGGATCTGAACAGCCTCAACAATCAAGTCGACGAAAACAAGCAGAAGATCGCGGACTCCGGCAAGGAGATGGGCAACCTCGGCGACGTGGTGAATGGCCTGACGTCCAAGCTCGGCATCCAGCTGCCGGACAGCATGAAGTCCTCCATGAACGCCATGGGGAGCCTTGACGCGTCGTCTCTGGCGCTGGCGGGCGGCTTCGCTGCCGTCGCGGCGGCGATCGTCAAGGCAGAAAAAGCCATGATCTCCATGACAAAGGAGTCCGCCGCCTTTGCCGACAACATCATCACTCTTTCCATGCAGACCGGGCAATCGACACAGCAGCTGCAGGAGTTTGCCTATGCGTCAGAGCTGATCGACGTATCCGTCGACACCATGCAGGGAAGCCTGACAAAGCTGACCAACAACATGCAGGACACGATGAACGGCACGGGCAATGCGAAGGCATCCTTTGATGAGCTGGGCGTTTCCGTCACCAACGCCGACGGCAGTATGCGCAGTGCGAACGACGTTTTTTATGAGACGATCGACGCGCTCGGAAAGGTGAAAAACGAAACCGAGCGGGACGCAATGTCCATGGACATTTTCGGCCGCTCCGCGCAGGATCTGAATCCGCTGATCATCCAGGGATCGAAAACCCTCAAGGCCTACGCTGACGAAGCCCATAACATGGGCTACGTGCTCGACGACGAGGCGCTTTCCGCACTCGGAGCGGTCGACGACGCCTATCAGCGCCTGCAGAAGACACAGGAGGGCGTCAAAAACCAGCTGGCCGTCGAGTTTGCCCCGTACCTCGAAGAATTCTACGGCGACGTCACCACCATGGTCAAGGACGGCGGCAAGGCCATCAAGGACTCCGGCATCGTCGACGCCTTCGGCATGCTGCTTGAGACCGTCGGCGATATCCTCAATCCAATGTCCGACCTGTCAAACAACCGCGTCCCGGCGCTGACCAAGGCGCTGCAGCCGCTGGCAAAGGTCATGGCGCTCATGGCCGACGCGGCGGAGCTGCTCAAAGGCGTCATCAACTTCGGCACCGGCCACATCAGCGAGGGCTGGGGCCAGATGAAGCATGCGCTGGGCTTCGGCTACAGCAGCGGCAACGGAAACAACTACCAGAACCTGCTCGACAGCTACAACGAGCAGCAGTGGGGCCAGAGCGCGTCCGACCTCTCCAAGGCCTACGAAGAGGCCGTCGCCCGCGGCGATTCGTCGACCCTCGGTATCACCGAGGACGAATGGCGCAGGCGGTATCTGGGCGGCAACGCCGCCGGCACGGACAACTGGGCGGGCGGCTGGACGCGGGTCAACGAGAACGGCCTCGAGCGGATCTATCTCCCATCCGGCTCGCGCATCCAGACGGCCAGCGAGACCCGCTACACATCCGGAGATACCTACAACACCACCGTCTACGTCGACCACGTTGACGACCTCGACACCATCCTCCGCATCGCCAAAAACGCACGCATCACAACCAGAATGGGGGCGAAGTAAATGCCGACGTTTACAGTGCAGGCAAGCGGCTCGACAGCAGTCGCGAAGAACCACCCGAACACAAACTATTCGGATCTTACACAGTACAAATTCTTCGTAGAGCCGTTTACAGGAGACGCGGGAAACATTAAGCGAGGGGATAACGTATATATCAACTTCCCTGTGCCGGGCGACACATACAAGTTCAAACGGGTAACAAAAGTAACGCTTGCATTTTATGCACAGCCAACAGCAGAAAGCGACGCTACATACAAGGGGATTTGGACATATGTAAATGCGTTGGCGAGTCAATTTGATGCAGATGCAATGACATATGCGACAAGGCCTGAGATATACCAGACCTTCACAGGGGTCTCGGAGCAAGCAAACGGAAACTGGACGGCTCTGAATGAAATCATACAGCTAAATGCAGTTTTTGACCTGAAAAATTACAAATCAAAAAAAGAAGAACTGCAGCAAGGAATAAGAAATGGCTTTGTGGTCGCGCTTCGAGGAGGAGAATCAGGGACAAGCGAGGCGATTATATTCGGCGCAAAGTCAACACGGAAGCCATCGTTGGTGTGCGAGTATTCGGACGACACTGTAGGGATAACAGCGGATGGGTTTGCTCCAACAGCCGGCGCTTTTGTGAACAGATTTGAAAAAAATATGTTTACATGGCGCTGTGACGATGACACAGCCGACTCACAGGTCTGCTTCGCAGAGATAAAGCAAACCTCCGCCGTCTTCGAGTGGCGCGTAAAAAATGCGAGCGCCTCAAAAACGATCAGCGTCTCCGGCTCGACGACCGCCTGCACAGTCCCTGCAAATACATTCCCGTCCGGGACGATCGAGTGGCGCGTAAAGGTGACGGCGAACAGCGGAACGACAACAACGTCTGCATGGCAGGAAATCACAACGACGGACGTCACACCATCCTGCAAGCCGGTCTCCCCATCCGGCATCGTCATCGACGCGACCATCGCCAACCGCTTCTCGTGGCAGCACATCATTTCCACCGGCACGCCGCAGAGCAAGGCCGACCTGCAGTGGTCCGCCGACGGCACGACCTGGAACACGCTCGCGACCGTCACCGGCGAAAATCAGTACTACGACGTGCCCGCGAACACCTTTACGAGCGGGACGAAATACTGGCGCGTGCGCACCTACAACACCGACGGCACGGCCTCGGCGTGGAGCGACAAGGCCGAGTTTATCGCCATCAACGCCCCATCGGCCCCGTCCATCGTCATCCAGTCCACCGGCCCGCGCCCGCGCATCACCTGGCAGACCTCTGAGCAGGAGGCCTATCAGCTGACGCTCTCGAGCGGCTACGCCTCCGGAACGGTCTACGGAACGGAGAAGGCATGGCACTCGCCGGTCTACCTCGCCGACGGCAGCTACACCGTCCGCGTCCGCGTGCAGAACAAGTACGGCATGTGGTCCGAGTGGTCTGCGGCCGCGCTGCCCATCTCGCACACAGAGGGCGAGGCAATCACCCTGACCGCCACCGCCGGCCATGAGGCCGCGCTCACCTGGCAGACCGCCGGGAGCTACGATTTTTACCTCGTCGAGCGGGACGGCGTGGCCATCGCCCGCACCGTCCAAAAGCAGTACATAGACCACACCAGCATCGGCTCCGTCACCTACCGCGTCCGCGGCTGCTACGACGAAAGCGATAACTACGGCGTGTCCAATTCGGATACCGTCGAGATCCTGCCCGAGACCAACATGATCTGCGACCTCGAGACCGGCATCTGGCTCGAGATGCGCCTGTCCGAAACGCAGCTGCGCACCAACCGCACCAGCTTCTCGGCCGGTGTCTCGACCGTCCATCTGGCGGGCCTTGCCTACCCCGTCGAGGAGCGCAGCGAGCAGCGCGACCGCGCCCTGTCCGTCGCCTGCGCCTGGCCGCACGCGCAGCGGGCCGCCGCCCTTGCGCTTGAGGCCCTTGTAGGCCGCCTCGTCTGTCTAAAGGACCGCTACGGCAACATGGCCATCGGCTCTCTCCCGTCGCTCGAGAGCAACTGCGACGAGTTCATGCGCCGCTATTCCTTCACCATCTCGCACACGAACCGAGAGGAGGCGATAACCCTTGACCCGTGACGTCCGCTTCCGCGTCGACGTACTCAGAAACGGCGCGCCCATCACCAACCTCCAATGGGACACCGGCAGCGCCCCGCAGATCATGTGCGACCGGACAGCCACCCTGCACGGCTCCTTCAAGGGCAGCTTCCTGCCAAACGATCTCGCGGAGCTGGAGTCCGACGAGCTGCGCCCGTGGATCAGCATCAACGGCGTCGAAACATCGCTCGGCATCTATCAGGCCGCGACCGTCAGCAACAAGGGCAGCAGCTCCGGCACGCGCGTCGAGATCGAGGCTTACGACCGCTGCTGGCGGGTGTACACGCAAAAAACAGAGACGCTCCTGCATCTTGCGGCCGGAGCGTCCTACATCACGGAAGTCCGCAAGCTCCTGACCGCCTGCGGCATCACGCTGGTGATCGCGGCGCCGAACGACGCAGTCCTCGCCACAGACCGCGAGGACTGGCCGATCGGCACGAGCTACCTGACGATCGTCAACGCGCTGCTCTCCGAGATCAACTACGAGAACCTCTGGTTCGACGCCGACGGTGTCTGCCGCCTCGAGCCGTACCAGGAGCCATCCGCCGCCATCATCGACTGGCGCTACGGCACGACGGACCTGTTCCTCCCGGAAAAGCACCCCGGGCAGGACTGGTCCGACGAGACGGACATCTTTGACGCACCAAACGTTTTTGTCGTGACCTGCAACAACCCGGATATGGACGCAGCAATGGTGGCGACCGCCGTCAACGACAATCCGGCGTCCAAAAAATCCACCTTCAAGCGCGGCATGCGCATCACCTCCGTCGAGCGGGTGGACAACATCGCCTCGCAGGAGGAGCTGCAGGCCTACGCAAACAAGCGCCGCAACGAATCGCTGCTGGCCACGCGCACGATCACATTTTATACGCTGGCCGAGCCGGGCCACGGCGTCGGCGACATCCTCGCCCTGACGCACGACGAGATCGGCGGCATCTATCTCGAGACCGGCTGGTCTGTCACCATGCAGCCCGGCAGTCTCATGACCCACTCTGCGAAAAGGACGGTGATCGCCTGATGGAGGGCATCAACAGCTTATTTGTATCATCGATCAGCATGCCGGACGAAAACCTGCCGGAAAACTTTCTGGCGACCGTCGGCGCGGTCTATGACGATGGTCTGTCCCTCATCCTCGAGGGACAGACCGAAGCCACGACCAAGCACTACCGGTGCAACACGTCCGTCAAATTCGCCGCGGGCGACCGCGTCAAAGTCGCCCGCATCTCCGGCAGCTACGTCGTCGAGTACGTCGTCGGCCCGCCGAGCAGCGGCGGGAGCGGAGGAGAGAGCGCTCCGCCAGACAGAATCAAAAAAGATGGTTACGGCATGTACGTCAAAAGCAGTTTCTTGCTGCCACTTTACGGGAATGAAAGCATCGGCGCGACAAATGTGCCGTTTTACGGGGTGGCTGCAAATAGGGTTTGGCTGTGCTATAACGCAAGCAAATACGCAGCATTAAGGTGCAACAGCGACGGGAAACTGCTTGTGAACGGCACTGTGATTGGATAGACCACAATAGGAAAGAAAAAGCCGCCATTTCGGGCGGCAAAGAAGGAGCTGATAACGCATGATCACCATCCACTGCTCCCGCGCGTGCGCGCATCTCTGTTCGCCGCCGGAGCTTTTGACGGCGGGGATGAGCAAGGCCGTGACGGTGCAGTTCGTCTTCTCACCCGCATGGGACGGGCTGACGAAGACCGCCGTCTTTACCAACGGCAAGACCACCGTCGACGTTCTGGCGGCGAACTGGGACGGGGATACCGTGCCCGTCCCGCACGAAGTTCTAGCCGTCCCGGGCCGCCACGCCCGCGTGGGCGTCTATGGCGCGAACGAAAGCGGCGTCATCCTGCCGACTGTCTGGGTGAGCCTCGGAAAGGTACAGCCGGGCGCGGACCCGTCTGGCGACGAGACCGCCGACCCGGCCCTGCCTGTCTGGGCGCAGCTCCAGAAGCAGATCGGCGACCTGGACGACCTCAAGACCTACAACAAGGGCAACCTCGTCGCCGCCATCAATGAGGCGCGGCAGTCCGGCGGCGGCTCCGGTGGCGGGGGCATCCAGTCGGCACAGATCGACGCGATCCTCGTGATGACAAAATCCGAATATGACGCGCTGGACAAAAAGGACGCGCGGACACTGTATCTGTTGGAGGGATAACATGCTGGCAGTTGGACTCAAACGCATTCTGGAGCTGTTCATCGGCTCCATGGGCATCAAATCCGTCCACCTGGGCACGAAAACCATCTACGAAAGACCGGGCGGATTTTTGTACATTGAACTCACAAGCGAAGAAAGGGGATAAATCCAGATGGCAAGTTTTTTCAATCTGACACTTGATACGCTGGCACCTGCCGGCCTATCGCTGATCCTGAACGACGGTGCACAGTACGCGACCAGCGCGACCGTCACGGCGAAGATCTCTGTCTCCGACGAGACAACGACGGGATACCAGATGAAGATCTGGGGCACGAAGACGGCGGAGACCGAGGCGGAAGCGTCGTGGGAGACATTCGCCAAGACAAAATCCATCACGCTGCCCGACGGAGACGGCCTCAAGACGATCTATGTCAAGATGCGCGACGACGTCGGCAACGAAACGGCCGCAGTCAGCGACACGATCACGCTCAACACGTCGATTCCTGCCGTGACCATCACCGGCCCCGACAAGAGCAGGATCTCGAAGGTCACGGGCTACGATGCAGCGGCGTTCTCCTTCGTCTGCGACGTGGACTTTGAGGAATACACCATTCGCGTCGTTCCGGCGACGAGCAGCCTGCACACGGCGGGCACGCAGATCCCGACGACGGGCGGCTCCACCAACGTCAGCGGCACGGAGGGAGGATACAAGAAGAACACCGCCATCAACGTCACTGTCAAGGGCGCGGACCTCGAGGCAGCGTCTTCCGGCGACGGCACGAAGATCGTCAAGGTCTTCGTCAAGAACGCCGCCGGGACCTGGAGTGCCGCCTGATGGCCGCGCCGCAGCTGACATTCTCCATCACGGGCAACAAGATCTCGGCAGTATCGGGCTTCGACTCGATCACCGTTTCCTTCTCGTCGGACATCGCCTACACGGCCTTCGAGTGCCGCGCGACGAAGTCCGGCGAGGATTGGGGCCGCGGGAAGGGCGCTTTGATCGCGTCCTTCTCACAGACCCCGGCGGGCACGCAGCGCACCTTTGAGGTTTACGACGATTTTCTGCTTTCCGGTGATGGGGAATACCGCATTTCGTTGTTCGCGCAGGGCGCGGACGGCAGCTGGAACGACAACTACGGCTTTATCCCGCTGGGAGAGTCGCAGGCGCTGAAGACCGCGGACGGCGAGGATTTTCTGTGTATGAAGGAGTGATCGTATGGCTTACAACAGCCAGTTTACCGGCGCGCAGATCGACGAGGCTATCGCCGACGTGCGCAGCAACAAAGACGCGTGGAACGGAAAGCAAGATATGATTCTCGCCTCCGGCGCGGCCGTCGGGGACCTGATCAAGGTCAAGGCGGTGGACGCCAGCGGCAAGCCGACGGCCTGGGCGGTGGCCGTGGCGGGCACGGACTATATGAAGACCGGCAACATCACCAAGCAGACCCTGGTCTCCGCCGAGACCACGCCGACCGAGAACATGGCCATCAACTGGCAGTATGAGTGAGGAGGCCCCATGGCGCACAAGACATTGATCTCCGGCACGGCCTATTCCGTGACCGGCGGCCGGGAGCTGATCGGCGGCACAGGCTACGGCTGCAAAGCCGGGAAGACCCTCATCGGCGGGACGGCATTCACCGTACCGTTTTCGAAGGGCATTCCCCTGAGCACCATCACCCCCGGCGCGATCCTGTACCTGAACGAATCCGGCAGCCCCGTGCCGTTTTATATCGCCAAGCACGACTACGAGAGCGGGCTTAACGGGGCTGGGCGCACGCTGATTGTGCGCAAGGAATGCTACGAACGAATTGCGTTCTCCCAGTGGAGCACCTCCAACCTATTCCCAACATCCACTGTATCCGATTTCCTCGCGGATACATGGTTCGGGCTGTTGGACTCTGCCATTCAAGGCGCGGCAGGGCAAACAAAAATTTACTGCTACATCGATGAATATCAAACGAGGAGAGAATTAACGAAAAATGCGTTTATACTGTCCATAGGTGAGCTGAAGGGCGTCGGCGGAGATGGGACTCCATTGGACCAGACGGTGCGTAGCCTGCTTGCTGTCGCAAAACTAAATGGATCTAATATTCATCAATGGACCAGAACCCCAAAAGAATATTCAAGTACAGACGTGTACGTGTTGGATACCGCCGGGAATGTCACCGAACAGTACTGTGGAAACGGGAACGGCGTCCGCCCCGCCTTCACCCTTCCCGCCACCACCGCCGTCACGGCCAACCCCGACGGTACCTACACCCTTGCAGCATAAAGGAGGACCCACATGGGCACACACCACAGTTTGAAAGACGGCACATCCTACGCCATCAAACACTTACAACAGCAAAACGGAAGGAACGTGGTATGCGGGTTTCAACGGAAACTGGACGCAAGAAGCGTTCCGGACAGTGACCTTTGACGAGCCACCAACAGGAGCACTATTAGCATGGCTGCAGGCCAATGCCGTGCAGCAATAGACAGGAGGAACTTATGGACACCTGGTACATCACTATCGGCGGGCAGGAGATCGAGACGCGGCCGGCCGCCGGCCGCATGCGCGACGCCGACTGGGGCGGGCGCGAGAGCCGCGCCGTCACCATCGCCAAGAGCGCGGTTGCAGACCCGCTGGCGCTGTTCTGCGACGGCGCCGTCTGGGGCATGATCCACCGCTACACCACGGCCGTCCCTGTGCTGGACGCAGAGGGCAACGTCCAGATGAACGAGGACGGAACCGTCAAGTCGACGACCGAGACCGCCGAGGACCGCTACATGGACGACTACGCGGATTTCATCCTCGCCGGTCCCGTCACCGACAACCGCGACGGCACCATCACCGTCAAAATGGGCAAGCCCCTGCCCCTCGAGCGGGCAGAGGCAGAAAAAGCCGCCGCCCAGCACACCGCCGCGACCCTCATGGGCATGCCCGTCTATACCGCCATCGGCGAGAGCAGAGCGCAGACCCTGCGCGCCGCCATCGTGACGGCCGCGGCCAGCCTGCCCGACAAGGACGCGTCCGAGGCCCCGGAGCTGTTCCCGCAGCTGACGGGCGACGGCAGTCTCGTCAAGTCCGGCACGCGCATCTGCTGGCAGGGCGGCATCAAGCGCGCAGCCGTCGACATCTGGGACACGGCCGAAAATACCCCGGACGCAGCCCCGAACCTTTGGGAGGATATCCAGTACAAGCAGGGCTACCGCCTCATCCCCGAGACCATCACCGCGACCCTTGCCTTCGCCAAGGGAGAGCGCGGCTGGTGGCAGGACGAGCTCTACGAGTCCCTGCTCGCCGCCAACGTCTACACCCCGTCCGTCAACCCGGACGGGTGGAAGAAGATCACGGAAGAAGGTACATAGCCATGGACACCAAGACCATCATCGTTACGCTCGTCTGTGCCGTGCTCGGCTCGTCCGCGCTGACGGCGGTCGTCAATGCCGTCGTCGGCGCGATACAGAAAAAGCGCGGCAAGGCCACAACGCAGGAGGCGCACCTGGCCGAGATCGACAAAAAGCTCGGGAAAATGCAGGAGCATCAGGACGAGCAGTATCTGGCGATCCTCCGGCTGACCATCATGTCGGAGGAAATGCCAATGGCCGAGCGCCTGATCGCCGGGCAGAAATACGTCAAGATGGGCGGAAACGGCGACGTGAAAAAGTTCCTGCACCAGCTGGAGGCGCAGTGCGAACGCAATGGAGTTTAGCAAGAAGTGGCTGATCTGCAGCGCGCTCGTCAGCCTCGCACTCATTATCGCCTGCGCGGCAGGCGCAGACCTGACGGAGATCACGCTTGCGGTGCTGGCTGAAACAACAGCTTCCAGCGGATTTTATCTCTGGAAGGCCAAGAACGAGAATCGCGCGAAGTACGCGCAGAAGTACATGGATAAATGGGCCGAGAAATACGGCCCGGAAGCGGCAGCACGCATCGCGGAGATCGTGCTGAAAGATTGAAAGGAGCATACATATGGACTACACACAGATCATCTCGGCAGTGATCGCGCTCATCAGCGCGCTCGTTTCGGCATTTTTGATCCCTTGGCTCAAAACCAAGATCGATGCGGACAAGCTGCAAACGCTCCGCACTTACGTCGAGATCGGCGTAAAGGCGGCGGAGCAGCTGTACACCGCGACGGACGGCGCGGCGAAAAAGGCGTATGTTGTGAACTTCCTCGCCGAGAAGGGCATTCAATTTGATGTGGAAACGATCGATAAGCTGATCGAGGCCGCCGTGCTGCAGCTGCACCACGAGTTGTACGGGAGTGAGCGGGCATGAGTTACGTTATGAGAGCGTCAGAGCTTGTAAAAAAGCACATCGACGTTGCAAAGAATTACAAAACCGTGTACATGTGGGGCTGCTTCGGCTCTCCGGTCACGGATGGGATCATCACTGAGAAGGCAAAGCAATACCCGGACTGGTACGACGCCGCAAAGCAGGCCAGATTCCGCGGGCTGATCGGAAAGGGATACTTTGGCTTTGACTGCGTGAATCTCACAAAGGGGATCCTGTGGGGATGGAACGGCAACAAGAATGCTTACCACGGAGGCGCACGCTACGCTGGAAACGCTGTCCCGGATGTCTCTGCCGACGGCATGATCGCCAAGTGCAGGGACGTATCCGCGTCCGGCTGGGATAAGCTCGTTCCCGGCGAGGGCCTGTGGATGCCCGGCCACTGGGGCCTGTACATCGGAGACGGCTTGGCCGTTGAGTGTACGCCCATTTGGGATAATGGCGTGCAGATCACCGGCGTCGGCAACATCGGCGTAAAGGGCGGCTACAACAGCCGTGTATGGAAGAAGCACGGCAAGCTCCCGTGGGTGGACTACGACACGGAAACCGTCGACAAGGCCGTCGAGGACGCCAAGAAGACCATCAAGGCAAAGGCCGGACTTGCGGACAACACGATCAAATATCTCGCCGACTACAAGTACGGCGATGATCTCCTGAAAAAACTGGCTGCTGCCATGAGATAAAACCTGCCAGGACGGCGGGCCGAAGGGAGTGACGAAAGCATAACTGCGCGGCTGGCTCTGCCGAAGGAGCTGGAACACCTCACGCGCAGCGACTGGGAGCGCGTCACTGACGAGGGCATACTGGATCAGATCGATCAGCAGATCGTGAAGCTTTATATCGTGCGCAGGCTCCCGCAGATGGACGCCGCCGCCGAGATCGGCGTCGACCGCAAAACCATCTCCCGCCGCCTGCCGCACATCTACAATATCGCCCGCCGTCTGGTAGGGAAAACGGACAAAGAGAAAGCGCCATGAGCAACGGCTCATGGCGCTTTTTCTATGCCCGCATGTCCCACAATGGTACACAAATGTCCCGGAAATGTCCCCCAGCGGGGACGGGGAAACGCTAGAATGGTAGCAGAAAGGGGCGATACCGCATGGCGTACAACCCGTACACGGGCCGCTGGGAGATGGACGGCGCGCAGCAGATCCAGCTGCAGCCCATGCCGCGGCCGCAGGGCCCGCAGCTGCCGCCGCAGCCGCCGAAGCTCGGCGTGCTGACCGTGGCCAGCGAGGCCAGCATCAACAACCTGCAGATGCAGCCGAACGACAACGCGCTCGCGCTGCACGAGACCGAGAACCTGCTGTACTACATCCGCACGGACAGCATGGCGGCCAAGACCATCGCGCGGTTCCGGATCTTCCCGGAGCCGACAGAAGAGGAAAAGGCGGCAAACCAGCTGCAGGAGCAGCTGAAACAGATCACGGCCGGCCTGCAGAGCATGGCCGGGAAAATCGAAGAACTGGAGGGAAAGCTCAATGCAAAATCCGATTATGGCCCTGATGGGCGGAAACGGCGGGGGAAACAAGCTGCTGAACGGTCTGCTGCAGACAGCGAAGACGACGCTGCAGGGGCAGAGCCCGCAGATGGTGCTTAGCTTCCTGGCCTCGCAGCCAGGCTTTGAGGCGTGGTTCGAGGCAAACAAAAACAAGACGGTCGGCGAGCTCGTCGGCCAGATCGGCAAGTGATACCGCGCGAAAGCGCCTATCAAATTTCATTCCACCCAGAAAGGAGGGAAAACCATGGATAAGGATTATGGCTTCGGCGGATGGGGCATTGTCATCCTGATCGCACTGTTCTTCCTGCTCTTCGCGGGCAGAGGCTTCGGCGGCAGCGGCGAGAGTGCCCCGGCGACGCAGGCCGACGTACAGCGTGCAACGGACTTTGCGGCTCTGGAGCGCCAGAACAACGAGGGCGTGGCCGCAACGCGTCAGGGCGCGTACGACGTCACAAGCGCCGTCAAGGACAACGCCTACAACATCCTCGGCGAGCTGCGCGATTTGCAGTCCGTCACGGAGAGCGGCATCTCTGTGCAGCAGAAGTGCTGCTGCGACATTCTCCGCGCGATCGACGGCGTCAACTACAACTCCAGCATCAACGCGTGCGAGATCAAGACGGCCATCCACGCCGAGGGCGAGGCGACCAGAACGCTCCTGCAGCAGCAGGAGAACCAGCGCCTGCGCGACGAACTCGCACAGAGCCGCGCCGCGAACAACGACTATATGCAGTCGCAGTACATCCTCGGCCAGCTGGGCAGGTACTACCAGAACCCGCCCTGCAATCCGTGCGGCTGCGGCGGCTGACGCGGACCCATCCTGATATAGCTATCCGGGGCATAATGCCCCTTCACATAAGCCCAAACGGAAGGAGTAATGAAAATGGCTTGTAATAACGGCAATGGAAATCGGGCGTATCAAAAATCATGCGTCCGATATTTTAATAACGCGCCCCAACTGCTCGCGGCAGACAGCGAAAACGTGCTGACGCTGGCCGGGGCAAAGGTCGTCAATTCCGGTTCGTCCATCCAGGTCGAGCCGCAGAGCTACGACACGGTCAAGATCGGCCTGTATCATCTGGCCGCAGATGCGGTCATCGCGGCGACGGCAGCGGGCGTCCTGACCCTGCAGTGGTACATGGACGGCGTCGCGCTGCCCTGCACGCTCAAGCGCGTCACGCTGCCGGCATCCGGCAATGCGGAGATCCACACGGAGACGGATCTGGAGCTGTCCGGGTGCTGCTGCTGCGTCAATCATACATTCACGCTCGTGGCGACGACCGACAGCACGGCCGCAGGCTCCGTAATCGAGCTTTGCACGGGGCTGCTCAAGCTCGCATGAGGTGCTATCATGCAGGCGTATAAAGACAAACTCCACGCCGCGCTGCGGGAGATCGCGGAGTGCCCGGTGTCCATGCGTACGGTCGAGCAGGCCGCAGCAGTCACAGATCTGCTGTGCCGGCTGGATAAGCTCGAGGACCACGACGAGCCGGAGGCGGCCACATTTGATCGCGAAACGGCGATGCAGTGGGCAGCCAACATGCAAAACGCCGACGGCACGGCAGGCCCGCATTGGACGATGGAACAGACAACGGCTGTGGCCGAGAGCATGGGCATTCAGGCACCAGTGATCCAGCGCTGGGCATGGGGCGTGACCATGAACATGATGTACTCGGACTACTACCCAGTCGCCGTAGAGTTCGGCCTCAACCGCCCGGAGTTCTACGCCGCGCTGGCCAAGGCGTTCCTGCTCGATAAAGACGGCCCGGGCGCGGAGGAAAAACTGCTGCGCTACTATGAGCACGTGGTAAAATAAAAAAGATCCCTCTCCACAAGGAGAGGGATCTTCGCTTGCTTTCAATCAACATTTATCTGGTACGCATTCATGCGTACCGAATAAATGTATAACCATCAATCCGCGAGGGGGTAGAGGGTGACGTGCATGTCGCTGCCGGATTTGGTGTAGGATTTGGTTTGTTTATGGTAGAGGACCTTCTGCAGGACAGTTTTCAGGAGGGCGTTTTTCTCCTGCGGGGATGCGGCGAGCGGGTAGGTCTCGAGGACGCGGCGGACGGCGGGGGCCAGACGGGCGCGGGCCTGTCTGGCACGGGCCAGCTCATGGATTGTGGTCTGGCTTGCCTCAATGCGGTCGACGATGACCTGCTTGTCAGCGGCAAGCGCCTGCGAGCGCTGCAGGAAGACCTCGGGCGTATAGACACCGGTCTCGACCAGCTCATATGCGCGGGCCTCCTGCGCCTCCAGCTTGGCAAGCTGCTTGCGGTCGGCGGCGATCGAGGACTCGAGCGCGGTGCGCATGGGCGTGTCATCTGGCGCAGCGGCCTCACCAAGCTCCAGCTCGCGCAGCCAGCCACGCAGAGCATCCAGCACGGCGTCCTCCACATCATCATACCACGCGCTGACGGTCGTGCAGCCGTAGGAGGGACAAAGGAGCGTATCGCGGCGGTTGCCGGACGACGGACGGCGCACCATCACGCGGCCGCACTGGTCGCAGCGGACGAGACCGGCGAGGCTCGTCACGGTCCCCCATGCGCCCTTGCCGCGCGGGCTGGCGCTGGAATAGCTCAGAGCGACGGCCTTGTCGTACTGCTCCTGCGAGATCAGGCCGTCGTGCAGCCCTTTATAAAGCTTCAGATCCTCCTGCCGGGTGCGGGGACGGCTGACGACGACGGAGCCGTCAACGATGCGCTTTGTCTCTGGCCTGCCGCCGGATTTAATCCAGCCCGCATTTGCCGGATTGCGCAGGATATCCAGCACAGAGTCCGCGCGCCAGAGGCTGCCGGAGTTGGTCGGGACGCCGAGGCTGTTCAGCCGCGTGGAGATCGCCTTCGCGCCGATGCGCGCGCAGCCCTCGCCGGTGTACCAGTTGTAGATCTGCTGCAGGACGGGGGCCTGCTCCGGGTGCGGGACGAGCTTGTAGCCTTTGTCATTCGGCAGCTTCTCGCGCAGCCAGCCGAAGGGCGTCTTGCCGGAGATCCATTTGCCCTCGCGCAGAGACGCCTCCTTGCCGCGGGACAGGCGGCGCTTGATGGTGTTGTACTCGCGCCGGGACATAAAAAGGCCGAATTCGAAGTACTCCTCATCCATCTCATTGTTTGGATCATAGATCTTGTTCGGCGTGATGATCTTCGTGTTGGAATACTTGAAGGTCTGGGCAATAATGCCCTGGTCGATGGTGTCGCCGCGCGCAAGACGCTCGACCTCCATGACGATGACGCCAGCATAGTTCCCGGTCTCGACGAGCTGCAGGACCTTCTGCACCTCTGGCCGGACGGCGATGGAGTCACCGGTCACGACTTCCTCGCAGATCTCCACGACGTTCAGCCCGCGGCTTTCGGACAGCGACAAAAGCGCGGCCCGATGCCGTTTGAGCGTGTCGGTCTGGCCGAGGGCTTCGGCCTCCATGTCCTTCCGGGACTTGCGCAGGTAAATGATGTACTGCGCGAGCGGGTCGGCGATTTTCCAGGTAGATGTAAATTTCATAAGCAGATTCTCGCCACAAGGGCAAAAGGTTATACGGATACCGCTCCGGCGCTGGGCCGGGGCGGTTTTATTTATGTGCGGATCCAGCCGATCGATGGGATGAGCGCGTCGGCCACAAGCGCAAGGGCACACAGCAAAAGAATACCCAAGAGGATGAGCGTCACAAGTCGGTGCATGTGCAGGGACTTCTGATGCTGAGCAAGCTGCACACGAAGCGCCGCGTTCTCGGCGCGGAGTTTTTCAGCATCGGGAGGCTCGGAAGGCTCGGCAGGCTCATCATGCGGGATGCCGAAATACTCATCCATAGAAACGCCCATCTCCCGGCAGATCGGGCCGACCGTGTAAACAGACGGATTTTTGATGTCGCCGCGAAAGAACTGGGAGACGGTGCCGACGGAAAGGTCGGTATTTTCGGCGACGTCCTGATTTGTTTTGTGCGGAGTGATCGTCTGCTTCTGCTCACGGCACAAATCAGATAATTTTTCATTCAAAACATGTCATTCCCCCCAAAAAAGCAAGACGTCTGACTGCAAAAAGCAACTGCCATATCTTTACAAGACTACCGTGGACAGGCTATCCTAAAGTTACAGACGGCTCCCGGTCGCCTGCGCAAGCAAAAGCCCGCGCCGTTGTTCGGCCAGCGGCGCGGGCGAACCTCAGATCATTGCAGCGAGATGGACCAGCCGCCGACGGCGTGAACGGTCATGACGGTGGCACCTGGGTCAATGCGGACAGTGCCGCTGTAGGGGTCAACCGTGTTGACAAGGAGATCAGACCCGCTGCCGTAGGTAATGACCGAAAAATAGCGGGACATCGTATTTCCGTTGATGATTGCAGACCGACAGTCAGACGGCAGGAGCAAAACCGCGTCATCAATGCCGCTGTATGTCTCGCCGACCGGAAGAACTGGGGCCGTGTAAAGGGAAACAATCTCAATGGTCCACGGGCCTTCCGCATCAACTTCGAGCGTCCGCGTATCCTGCTCGGGGTCAAGGACATAGCCGTCATAGTAATCCGTTGTGTTCGCAAAAAGCTCCGTATAATTTCCGGATGCATCGTAGCCAGTCACGGAGAAATGACGAGCTTCGGTATTGCCGGTGATTCGGAAATAGTAAAGCGAGTCAAACGGGGAAATATCGAAGTAGTCGTCGCCGCTGCCGGTGTAGGTGATGGGGTCAGGCGGAATAAACGTTTCCTCCATGGGAGCGGGCTCTGGCTCCTGCACAGGGGCGGAGGAAACAGTAGAATCATCAGAAGCAAGGCGCTCAGACACGGCCTGCGCGGAAGCCTGCATCTCTGGCGGTGAGTTTTTAAAGTCACGGGCACCGATGGCTGCATTGATGATCTGCGGGATAACGGCGACGAGCCAGATGATGCCGATTACGATCAAAACCGTTTTCCATTTTGATTTTTTGCGGGGGCGTTTTTCCGAGGGCTCTGGAGCGTGGGACTCATTGCCTCCGGTGCTGTCGGCACGTGGGAAACCAGAATCAGAAGTCGTTTCTGCAGCTTTACGTGCAAGCCTTGACAGCTCATCTTGCCGTTCGGATTCCGTAATTTTGCGACGCAGTCTGACATACACGCGAGCACCAAATTTCTTGTCTGGGAAATCGTCGTCAGGGCCCCCGTAGACTTCGCAGTCATCGCCGAAGACAGTGTATCCGCTATCCTCCATCCGAGAAAGCTCAGCTGCAACATCTTTTGGGATGTTGCCAACTTCACGATCATCAAAATAGACACGATACGCAGGAGCTCCATCATACTCATATCGCTCAAGCTCAACGAGAACGGGCTCGAGATCCTCTTGTTTCTTGAATGCTCTCCGGAGTGAGGTCTGTCGGTATGAGCCATCCGAGGCCTTAAAAGAGGAACCGGCTAGCTGAAAATCCCAGACCTCCGTCCATGCATTGGGGAGACGCTTATTGACATCCATAGCTACCCCTCACAAAATTATATGTAATTTTTTGTAGACTCTCATAATTGTAATTAACGAACGTATGTTCTAATATAATCATGCGAGTCAGGAAAAGGAATCTACAAATATTGTAAGCCACCGCCGAAGAAAGCACAACCGGGAAAGTGAACAAAAAATGAACGGTCTTTTTGTGGAAGAATGGGGGAATGGATAAAATGACGCGAAGTTTTTACCAGCAGGACATCCGCCGCATGCTGCGGCTTGCGACGACGGAACAACTCGATCTGGTCTGGCGCTTCCTGCGCGGGCTGGTCGCATAGAGTAAAAAATGGACCGGGGACGGTTATTCGTCCTCGGTCCATTTTTTTGCGATCGCCTCGAGTAGCTGCCATTCTTCGATGTCAAGCTTGCTGACGATGGAGATAAACCGTTTGCGCGGCGCGTCGTCCGGATCACGCATGACGGTAGCCATAAACTCCGCGATCTCCTGATTCCTCGTCAGCTTTTGCTTCATCTCGCCCTCGCCAGTGCGGAGCCAAGTCTCGCTCACGCCGTATTCACGGCAGATGGCAAGGATCATGGAGTTGTTGGGAGTGCGGACACCGCTTTCATAGCTGGTGATGGTATTGGCTTGTACGCCGAGTCTCTCGCCAAAGTCTTTCTGGGTAAGCCCTAGGGATTTCCGGAGCTCTTTAATACGGTCTTGCATATCGTGTTCCCTCCTTGCGACTATATAATATCGCAAAAATATCGCGTTGTCAATATTTCTTTGAGAAAAGGGCTTGACAAATATCACGTCGTGATATAATATAATCACGTCGAGATAAATTAGCAATACAACGCGAGGTGAGAACAATGTCTGAAAAGGAAAAAACGCGCGCCGAGAGCCTGGGTAAGGTCACCGACAGACTGACCGACGAACAGCTCCAGCGCCTGAGCGATATCGCCTACGGCATGATGCTGGCGCAGGAGAGCAAGAAGGAGCAGGACAAACAGACTGCGTAAGGCTGTAAAATCTGGAAAAACTAACGCCGGAAGGAGGCTGAACCATGCGAAAACCGTATGACCCGATCGCGGACGAAGAGCCGCACATCGTGGCCGAGTATCATTTCCCAAACTGCACGGCGTATATCGCGGACAACTACCTGCGTCGCCTGACGCCGGAGCAGAAAGAGGCCAACCGGCAGGCTGCCCGCCGCGTGGCGTGGCAGATCCTCGAGCGGGCCGCAGCCGAAGGGCGTCTGCCCGCGGCCAGCAATTAAACGCGCCGCAAGGCGCGTACATAGGAGTCGATATTATGGCAAACGTCAAGACCTACACCCTGACGCTGGATGCGCAGGAGCTGCGGGACGTGATCGAGGCGGCGCTGGTGTGTGAGTGCCAGAACGCCGAGGCCGCCCGCGCCATGCAGCGCAAGGGCTACGATCTCGAGGCACAGAAGCTGCATTGCATGAACGCCCGGCTGATGCGGGTGGTCAAGAGAATACAGGAGACGGAGGTGAAGGCATGAAAAAGCTGATTTTGACAACGGCTGAATGGCTGTATCTCAAGTGGATACTCGAAAGGAACATGATCCGGATGGATGCGGATGCGTTCCGTCTCAAAGAGGGAGCGCCGGGCAGCGAAGCAAGGCGGGAAGCCATTGGGAAAGAGCTCGAGAGCATTGAGAAGGAGCGCAGGAATATCGAGTTGGTGCTGGAAAAGATCAAGGCGGCGGACAGTGTACAGGACGGAACGGAGGAGAAAAAATGAGAACCAACCTTGCAGAGCGGCTCGGGCTTGAGCCGGAGGAAGAGACCAGGGAGCGGCAGGAGCGGCTGCTGGAGGAGCTGCGGTACCGGGAGGCCATGCGGCGGGTGGCGAAGACCTGCTGCGTGTGGCTGGGCGGCGCGGCCTTTGTGCTGGCGGTGATCGCCGGGTACGCAGAGATGACCGACGCATGCGTCGCGACCGGCGCGATCGCGCTGGGCCTGACCACCTACGGGATCCTGTGATGGACGAACCAAAGATCCCGGTCGAGCTCCGGCCGGATCAGCTGGCAGACGTCATCGACGCCGTCCTGGCCTTTGCCGATGACTGCGCCAATGACCGGGAGATTCTGCAGAGTATGCCGCGCGTCGACCGGGACACGGTCGAAGACCTGCTGCAGCGCGAGTCGGCGCTGCAAACGCTCGCGGCATGGCTGCAGCACGTACAGGAGGAAGCGGAGTGAATTATTTTGCGCCGCGCATGCGGCCCATCCCGCCGCCCTGCGGCCGGAACTGCCCGGACCGAAGCGGCACATGCCGCACCGGGTGCTGCACATGGACGCTCTACGAGAGCATCCGGAACCACATCTACGATGTCAACCACCGTGACAGGGACAGCCTGCAGCCCGATCTTGCAGCGGGAAAGCAGATGGTCCATGCCGACAACCAGATAAGGAGGCGCAAACACATTGCGAAATAGCATCGATTACCCCGGCGAGCGGGCGCCGCGGTGCCCAGCCGTGATCGCACAGGCTGGATATACCGGACAGAACCACTTTTCCGTTACATATGGAGACCAGAACGTGACAGTCCGCGCCGAGGATGGCTATGCGGCCCTTTTTACCGCCGCCAAACACTGGGGCTATAAGTTCACCCGCCCGGAGTACCATCAGAACGCCCGCGCAACCAAGCTCCACTACACGCCGGACACCCGGCCGGGGGCGCTCGTATGAGCGCGCAGGGGAAGCCGCTGCGCTGTGAGATCATCCACGATAATTTCCAGAATTATAAGAAATACAACGTGCCGAAAGCGCAGCTTGTGATCGCGGATATCCCATACAACATTGGCACGGACGCCTATGGCTCGAATCCCATGTGGTACAAGGGCGGAGACAACGCCAACGGAGAAAGCAAGCTCGCGAAAAGAGCTTTTTTCAATTCGGACGGTTATTTCAAGATAGCAGAGTATATGCACTTCTGTTCCCGGCTGCTGAGGCCGGAGCCGAAGGAAAAGGGAAAAGCCCCGGCCATGATCGTATTTTGCGCGTTCGATCAGATACATACAGTCGCGGAATACGGCGCGCGGTACGGATTTAAAAACTGGTATCCGCTTTTCTTCTGCAAGAATTATTCCGCGCAGGTGCTCAAAGCCAATATGCGGATTGTCGGAGCAACGGAATTCGCGGTCGTCCTGTACCGGGACAAGCTGCCGAAATTCAACAACGGGCGGCAGATCGGCGAGGACGGGAAGCCCATTCGGGGAACTGGGAAAATGGTGTTCGACTGGTTCCAGTGGGAGCGGGACGGGAAGGACATTCCGAAGATCCACCCCACGCAGAAGCCGGTGAAGGTGCTCCGACGTCTGATCGAGATATTTACGGATCCCGGCGAGCTTGTGATCGATCCGTGCTGCGGCTCCGGTTCGACGTTACGCGCAGCTGCGGAGGCAGGAAGAAGCGCAATCGGCTTTGAAATTGATAAGAGTTTCTATCTGGCCGCAAAAGAGAAAATGCTGGCTGGAGTACGGGAAGCACAGAAAACGGCCAAGGACGCTGGCAGCCAGATAACGATCGGAGAAATAGCAGAGGCTGTACAGCAAGGGGGGAGACCGGTATGAGGTTCGTGTGTGACGCCTGCCAGGATATCACGAACATCGAGGCCGACCGAATGGAAATCCAGGGCGACAGGATGATGGTCTACAGCCGCGGGCGGCTGGTATATGTGGCGGATCTCGGCCAGATCATGCTGGCCAAGCTTACGCCGGGGAGGGAGGACGGCAATGGACTTAGAACAAACCGCGATTGAGCGGCTGAAGATGGCCTCGGAGATGAGCTTGCGGCTGTACAAACAGCCGCTGGTGATCACGTACTCGGGCGGCAAGGACTCGGACGTGCTGCTGCATCTGGCGGAGGCAAGCGGGATCACGTTTGAGGTCCTACATAGTCTCACAACGGCGGACGCGCCGGAGACTGTCTGGCATGTGCGGGATACCTTCCGCCGCTTGGAGCTGGCTGGCGTAAAATGCGACATCGATACGCACCGGACGCCGGACGGTGGGAACGTGACGATGTGGAATCTGATCCCGCGTAATTCCGTGCCACCTACAAGAATCAGCAGATATTGCTGCAGGGAACTGAAGGAAACCGGCGGAAAAGGACGTTTTATTGCGACGGGAGTCCGGTGGGCAGAGTCTGCAAGGCGGAAGCAATCACACGGCGTTATGGAAACTAGCCACAAGGACAAAGACAAGCGAATTATCCTAATGGACGACAACGACGAGCGGAGAATGCTCCTGGAAAACTGCCAGCTGAAAGCTCGACGGACGGTAAATCCAATCATCGACTGGAAAGACGAAGACGTTCTCGGCTACTGCGACGAGCAGAAGATTGCGATGAACCCGTTATACGCCTGTGGCTGGAAACGAATTGGATGTATCGGATGCCCTCTTGCCAAAAAGGCAACGCGATACGCCGAATTTGCAAGGTATCCGAAGATTAAAGCCGCATATATCCGTGCGTTCGGCCGGATGCTCAACGAACGGAAGAAGCGGGAGCCATCGAACGACTGGCAGACAGGCGAGGACGTGATGCACTGGTGGATGGAGGATGGCGTGCTGCCGGGACAAATGGTTCTTGAAGGAATGGAGGAGGACACGCTATGACAGACAAGGAAATCGTGCAGGCGCTGCGGTGCTGCAAATTTGGGGAACCGTGCGATCGCTGCCCGGTAGTGAGCGATCAAAACTGCGTGAACGTAATGCATAAGCGCGCAGCCGACCTCATCGAGCGCCTGACCGCCGAGAACGCGGCGCTGCGGGAGAAAGTGCCGCAGTGGATCAGCGTGGAGGACAGGCTGCCGGAGGCGTGGAAAAACGAAGAAGACAATACGCTTATAAATTACATGATTTATAGCCCGTACTTTGGCGTTGATATTGGCAATTATCACAAAGAGGCCGGGACGTGGCTGTGCATGGCCTTGCCGTGCACCGTCACCCACTGGATGCCGCTGCCGGAAGCGCCGGAGGAAGGAGACAAGGCATGAGCAAAGCTGTTTTGATCAGCATTCGCCCTGAGTGGGTTCGGAAGATCCTGAACGGGAGTAAAACGGTCGAAATCCGCAAGACCGCGCCGAAGTGCGGTGTGCCGTTTAAGTGCTATATCTACTGTACCGTAGGCGGAAAGGGGGCGCTCATGGTGAAAGCCAACGCAGGGGCGCCGGCTATTATGGCGGAATCGGCCTATGAGCGCGAACAGGCGGAGGCGTTTGGATATGAGGCCGCCAACGGGAAAGTTGTTGCGGAATTTACTTGCAATAAGATCGGCACGGTCTACCCGCTTTGCATGATCCCCAAATGGGCGACAGTGGATGCCGGACTCACCCGCGAGGACATATACAAGTATCTGGGCACGGAGCACGGATACGGCATGCAGATCGATGATCTTAAAATTTACGACACCCCGCGCGAGCTGCGGGAATTTTACGCTGTGCCAAATGAGGTAGAGGTAGCGCTCAAGGCAAAACCAAAGCCGGTCACCCGCCCGCCGCAGAGCTGGCGGTATGTGGAGGAAGAGACATGGAACGACTGACAAGTCCTAATATCAACGTAGACCCGGGCACCGACCGATTTCTGCACGCCGCGATCGGCGGCAAGGAAATCGACTGGAAGCAGAGCCGGGACAGCACGCTCAACGTGATGATCAACGGCCCAACGAGCAACGGCTTTGGCAAGGATATTTTCCGCAAGATGGCCCGCGATCTGTACGGACGGCTGAAAGCCTACGAGGACACAGGATGGACACCGGAGATGCTGCGTAAGATGGGCGAAAATGCTGGGCATCTGTGGGATTTCGCGCAGGCTGCGGAAAACATGACGGTCGGACGGTTGAAAGAGCTTGCCGAGGCCGACAAGGACGGGCGCGTGGTGGTGCTGCCGCCTGAGGAAAGAACGTTAGATTTTCCATCAAAATACACTGAAATACGCGCATTGTACCATTTTTGCGTCGATCTTGGAATCAAATGCACGATAGAGCACCTGTACGACGGCTATGCAGTGCGTTTCCCGGACGGAAGTGACTTCGCACAGCATTATGGCACATATGGCGGGACGGAAGGATGCGTTGAACCGGCTATCGGGGACTCCGAATTTGACTATACTGCAGTCGGCTTGAACCTCGCGAAGGAGCTCGTGAAGAAGCACAAAGGAAAATTGGAGGCCGACCATGCATGACGAATACATCAGCCGCGAGGCGGCGGTGAAAGCGGCCAATGAATGGGTAAGCGAGGCGTGCATGGCACCCGTGATGAGGGTAAGCCGATTGCTCGATAAACTGCAAAAAGTGCCCGCTGCCGACGTTGCGGAGGTGGTGCGGTGTAAGGACTGCGAACACGCCGAACGGTATGAGCGGACAGATGGAACCGCAGGCTATTACTGCGGACACCCGCAAAACACCTTCGCCTATGGTGAGTACTGGGATCGTGTATTCAAACCGGTAAAAGAGGCAGACGATTTTTGCAGCTACGGAGAACGGAGGGAAGAATGAACATTACACTTTTGAAATATCCCACCGATGAGGACTGGGCATTTGCAAAACAGTGCGCTTTAGTCACCATCGGCAAAGAGATGAAAACAGCACCGGACATGGAGTGGAAACACGCCATTCTCCGGGCGCAGCACAGCCCTATTCGGACTCTGCAATTCGCGTTTTACTTGGAGGGTGTGCCGTACTGGGTAAGCACCCATTTAGCCCGCCACGTCCACGCACAGCCGTTTATCCGGTCACAGCGGAATGACCGGAAGGACGAATACGACCGGAACGCAGCGCGGCAGGACGCGCCTGTGAACATGATCTGGTACATGAACGCGGAAGAGCTGATGACGATCATGGAAAAGCGGTTGTGCCATCTGGCGGCGAAGGAGACACGCAAAGTCGCCAAAAAGATCCGCGAGCTAGTGATTGAGCAATGCCCGGAGTTTGTCGACCTTTTGGCCCCTCCGTGTGTGCAAACGCTCGTTTGCAGGGAAATGTACCCGTGTAAATACGAAAACGTTCTGACATGGAGGGAACCATATGGGAACGATACTGGCGATTGACCCCGGCAATATTCAATCCGGCTATGTAATCGTAGAGCATGACGGCGAGGAGATCCGCCGCGTGCTGGAGGTCGGGAAAATTGAGAACAATGTGCTGCTGCCGCTGACCGAGAACGCCGACGGGCTGCGGCACAAGGATATCAGCCAGCCCGAGGATTGATGTCAGCAATCAGCCGGGGACCATATTTTTTCGGACTTTGGCCGTGGCCGCTCCGCCATGAGACGGCTGCGGGAGGATCACCCCGGCTCTGCACCCGGCCCGCGAAACCTCAAGCCCGCGGGCCGGGGATAAAAAGCGCGTGTGGAACGTGCGCGCGGATGGGAACCGTCAACGTTACCCCACGCCGGGTGTCGGGATCGCCCGGCGGCATCGTGTTACCTCCTTATGGAAAGCTGCCTGAGCAGACAAGGGCAGCTCGCCTGCGGCGACAGGGGGACGCGCAGGCGCAGGCGGTGCAAGTCCGCCCTGCATAGGGGCCGGGGGACCGGCCCCTGACGAAAGGAGAATGGAAATGTCACACGTAGTCGACTTGACGGGCACGGATTTTGGATATTTGCACGTCATCGGGCGGGATACCAGCAAAAAAGGAGATACGGCACACTGGATCTGCCGGTGTAAATGCGGGACCATCTGCAGCAAGGACGGCAGATACCTCCGGAACGGGAATGCAAAAAGCTGCGGATGCTTCCGGAAAGAACGCGCGGCCACGCTCGTCACCAAGAGGAATCCAGCCAAAAAGCCAAAAGCCGAACCGAAGAAGAAAAAATTCGGCCGCGGCCCGCAGCGGGCAGGCTCCGGGATCTGCTACAACCCACTCTGCCCGACGCGCAACAACTACCGCGGCGCCTGGAGCTGCACCGAATGCCGCTTCTGCCCGGAACGCAAATTTGCCCGCCAGTCCAAGCGGGAAGTAATTACACTTTGAAGGGAGTATCAAAATGGCAGAAATCATGGGCGCGTTTGCGCACGACCTAGACAATTTTGTCGCATACTACGAAAAACAGAAATGGGATACCAGTTTCCGTGGCGAGCAATACCCGCCGCGCATCGTCATGGAGCAGTCCACGCCGCCGCTCTTCGAAGTGGGGGCGGACGGTGCAAAGACGCTGGTGCCTAATCCGACAATTCAGATTATTGGTCGACCGGAGACTGAGGTTGTTACGACCGGCAAACTGCAGATCAGCAAAAAGGATTTCACAAATCTGACCAACCGCGCCGCCGCTCTGCTGGAGCTGTTCCTGCATGGATTTATGCAGGAGCGCAAGGAACTGGAGGCGGAACAGGGATGAGTAAGAAAGACAAGCGCCGGGAAGCGCTGCGGCTTGGCAAAAAGGACATGAGCTTTGCGGAGATCATGCAGGCAATAGGGGCGTGCAGGGCGGACGACTGCGACAAGTGCCTGCTGAACGGCGGCCCAATCGCAGGATGGTTCCCGGAGGATGTGCCGGACTGCTATACCGTGCTGCTCAAAAATGCCGGGGAGAAGCTGCTGGAATACTACCAGAAGATCCGGGAAAACGACGCGGCGGAAGAAAATCAGAGAAAAACAGAAGAAAATATCAAAAAACGAGGAAGCAAGAGCGAGGGAGTCTTGGACTCGTGCCCCGTTTGCCCGGTATGCAACTATGTCTTCGACGAATTCAGCGTGAGCGACGATGCAAGACGGCACATCTTTCCAATTGGCGCAGAAGACACCCTTGACTTTAGACTCGAAGAACGAATCGTCAGCCCACAAAAATGCCCGCAATGCGGCATGAAAATCGCTGGGATTAGGTGGACGGAGCCCACGTTTGTTGGGAACTGCAAGGAGTTCTCGTTCAGCCGTCCGCCAGAAGACGTGGAGGAAAAATAGAAAATGATTTTGCTGGAATGCACAGTCGCACTGCGTGACGGCGATCGGAAAAAGCTTCAGGCGCAGATTGCGGCGGAGATCGGGCAGCCAGTCGTTCTTCTGCCGAGCAGCGTATCGCGGGCGAAGGAGCGGAATATCCTGTTCCTCTGCGACAGAAAGGCTTGCGAGAAATGCAGCTATCCACAGTGCAGGCATACGCAGGAGCTAGAGCACGCCAGAAATTTCGCGCCTGCTGGGTTTACGAAGCGAACGGACGGAGTGTGGGTAGAGCAGGAGGGCGCAACGATGGAATGCAAGACCGACCAGGACAAACTTGAAAAGAGGCTGGTTGAAGCAATGAGGGAGGTGATGGGACTTGAAACAGAAAAACGAAGTCCGCATGGTCTGGCGCTGGGATGATATCTTCCGTGTCTACCGATGCCCATACTGCGGCAGACCGGAGAAACCGTGCTTCGAACTCTGGAAAAAAGGCGGTTTGAAAAAGAGCCTGCCGAGCCGCTGCACATACTGCAAAGGAGAATTGGAAGGAGTGGAAGGAGAAGAAAATGATCATTGAGATTTTGGAGCTTGCTGCCGCGCTGGAGTGGCTCGCGCTGGGCGTGCTGGTGTTTTTCAAACTGCGGAGCCTGAAACGTCAGGCAGAAGTAGTGCTCGAGACACTGGACGCCGCAGCCTGGAAAAACATCAAACAAGAAGAGGAGGTCTGGCGCAAGAACACCCAGAACGAGATTAGGGCAGCGTTCGGCTTTCCGCCGATAACGCCAACAGAATACACAGAAATGAAAATACGCGAGGAAACTGACCGCTGAACGCATGGCCGGAATTTCCGGCCACGCTTTGAGCGGGCAGAGATGGGAGGAGCTGAGACTATGGTGAAGAGACACAAGCGCCGGAAGTTTTCCGGGAGGGTCTGCGAGCAGATCGTGTACACGGTGGCGGGCGGCACAAATCCAAAGACCAGCCGGCCGAAGAAACCGCGGTTCCAGTCGCAGGAAGAACGCGAGGAATTCAACACCAGGATCTCGGCTGCAAAGTTCGTGGCGCTCGTCAACGCCAACTTCTCTCCGACCAGTTATTACTCCACGCTCACGCTCGATCCAGAGCATGAGGTACATACCGCGCAGGAGATGCGCAGGATCCGGGATAAGTTCTACCGCCGCATGGTCTACCGGTATCCGGAGGCAAAGATCGTCATCGTCTACGGCCGGGGCAAGTCGACCAACCGCTTCCACCTGCACCTGATCACGGACGGGATTCCTGCCGATGCGCTGGGCCAGCTCTGGGGCCTTGGCAGCGTCATCGACTGCAAGCCGCTGCGGAAGCACAATTATTATCTGGATGAGAACGGAAATAAGGTAGACCACGGGCAGGACTACACGGCACTGGCCAACTACCTGCACGGTCACTGGCGCAAGGAGTTCGGCGGCCACCGGTACAAGGCCAGTCGCAGCTGCGTCCGGCCGGAGCCGGAGCCAGCGACCGAGGCGGTCCGGGACTACAGCCTGACGCGCCCGCCAGTCGCCCCGCGCGGCTACATCCTCGTCGAGTCCAGAGCCACGCAGTATGGATTCCTATATTTCAAATATGTATGGGATCCCAGAAACGAAACACACAAGCGGACCGGGAGCCGCCTTCTTTAAGCCTTGTAAATGTGTTGAGTTTTGCGACGAAGAAGGAAGGAGCTGAACAGATGTCGAAACCGAGATACTGGTGGTACGGGAATGTCTGCCGTACCATCGGCGAATACCCGAAACTGAGCCGACAGGTTCGGGATATGAGCCGGCAGAAGATCACGCCGGGATATTCCTCACAGCCAGGCGGGCAATCCTCCGGCCGCGCCGTCGAGGACATTGCGGTGCGCGTCCTGTCCTCACGGGAGTACGAGGACTACACAGCAATCCAGTCCGCCATCAACACCGCGCAGACCTGGCGGGACGGCGGCGATGTGCTGGAGATCGTGCGCCTGCATACATGGATCTGGCCGCGCGAGAGTCTGGAGTCCGCTGCCAGACAGGTACACGTGAGCACATCCACGGCCAAGCGGATGTATAGCCGCTTTGTCTACGAGGCAGCGCGGGCAATGGGCTACCGCAAAAGTTGAGCTAACAGAGCCAAAAATCTGTGCTACAGTGATAGCGTGAAGAATTGGAGGGAACAGGATGCAGCCATGGGCCGCGAGCTTTTACGCGTCCGGGCGCTGGAAGAAATGCCGCGCCGGGTATATCAAGTTCCGCCGGACCATCGATGGCGGGCTGTGCGAGGAGTGCCGGGACAAGCCGGGCTACATCGTCCATCACAAGCGGGCGCTCACGCCAGACAACATCACCGACCCGGACGTCAGCCTGTCCTACTCCAACCTCGAGTACGTCTGTAAGGACTGCCACGATCAGTTTGACGGTCACGGAGTCGCAAAATCTCTGACGCAAAAAATTTTCTTCGACGCCGCCGGAGACCCGATCCCCCCCGTCGCGCGAGGCCGGGGCGCCGGCTAGATCAC